ATCTATGTGAATTAAGCAAAGAATTGACAGAAGTATTTAGAAAATGGAAAAAATCACATGGATATGGATATAGCGCATATTTAGTGAAAGAAACAGAACTATATAGAATTGGTGATTATATCGATTCAAACGGAAATTATAAATAGGAGCAAACGATGCAAAGAAAATGTCATAGGTGCGATAGGCTATATACACCAATAGATCATAATACATGGTGTCCAGATTGTATGGCAGGGAAACCTGTAGTACCACGCAAGACTAAAAAGCAAGTAGAAAAAGAGAACAAAGAACGAATGGAGAGAGTATATAAGTACACAAGATATTGCATTCAGTGTGGAAAGAAGTTCTATACAAATCGAGTAAACAAGACGATATGTGGTGAATGGGAATGTGAAGAAAAGCAACAAAAACAATTATTACAAGCAAGGCGAACAAAAGAACGTGCATTAAGGGGGTTATAGAATGATTAGAGTGTTAAGCATATCATTTGGAGAATATACCAAAGTAACATATATGAAACATAACGGCAGATGTGATGAAACGTATCAATTAAAAACAAAAGACCTGTACAGGCCAGAAATGATACGACAATACGAAAAAATGAAAGAACTATTTTTACAATGGTTTCCAACATTTAAGTTTTCAGCCAACATGTATTACATGGTAGGAATGGGAATTAAATATAACAAGCATGATGATACATTGATTGATAAAGTAAAAGTAACAGGCGGTTTAGAAAATAAAGCAGGTAGTTTGTGTAAGGTAGTGAGTGAATGGCTACCAGTAGGAATAAGTGAAAACAAAATAATCATGGAGTTTCTAAAAGAAGTGGTTATGTTTGTTCAAGGGGAAAGAGCGCAAGGAAAACTTTTTGAAAACACAGAAATAGAAGAGGCAATAGATGCAATTGATGCGGATGATAGCCATGTATTCCATGTTAATGATCTACAAGCTAAAGGAGTAACACAATAATGAATGGGAGATTGATATATGTAGCGCATCCATTTGGTAGCACAAATGGAATAAATTGTGATGATGTCATAAATAGTAATCAGATGGCAATAGATAAAATTATGAAAGAGTTAGTATTAAAAGATAGAAATAATGTATATCTATCTCCATTACATAATTTCTCTATGTTATATTTTGAAAAAGAGTATGCTAAGGGATTACAAATTTGTTTAGATATGTTGGAAAAGTGTTCAGTATTAATATTATGTGGAGATTGGCAACACTCAAAAGGATGCATTGGAGAATGGGCTTATGCTAATGCAAGAAATATAAAAATATATTCTCTTGAGGAATGGGAAGAATATCTTGATAAGCAAGGGGATATTAGTCGATGACAGGAAGGGAATATTTAATTCAAATAAGAGATACCGATTTGAACATTAGATGTAAGGAGAGGGAAATATTTAGATTGCGACAGGATATAATGAGCCTACAAGCAATTGACTATAGCAAGGAAAGAATTAGTGGCGGTCAACCAATAACCATCGCAGATAAAGTTGCAAACCTTGATGCGGTTACAGATGAGATTATGAAAGAATGGAGTACATACCTACAAGAGAGAGAACGAGCAAGGTTTATGATCAATCAAATTCGCAGTACAAAACAAAGGACGGTATTAGTAGATAGGTACATTAATGGATGTACATGGGAAAAGGTAGCAGAACTAATTGATTGTTCAAGGCAGAATGTTCATAATCTACATAAAAGAGCAATCAAAAATTTTGAGGAAATTTATAAAAAGGTTGCTATTATTTGACACTCTATATATGAGATACTGTATGTGGGCATAAACGAGTTGAACACTACTTGCCTCCTTAGGAAAACTACATAAAAGGACTACATCACATTGGATGCATAACACAATATGATGTAGTCCTTTTTATTTGTAGGAGGAATAATGAAACACAAAAGAATTACCTCACGGAAAACAATACAAGAAGTGCGCTCACAAATATGTGAAGTGTGTGGAAATAGAACAGCCATTGAACCACATCATATAAATACACGTGGTAGTGGTGGTGGAGATATTAGAGAGAATCTAATACAACTATGTACACAATGTCATATCAATACTCATAGCGGACAATATCCGACAAAGGAAGATTGTTTAAAGATCGTAGCTGAACGTGAGGGAATAACGTATGATGAAGCATATGCAATTAATCGTAGAGCAATGGGATATGATGTATGACTAGAATATGTTGCAACAGGAACAGATGCTTAAATAATAAATATGGAATCTGTACTGCAGACACAATCGAATATGAGGGAATATGTCAAAGCTATATTACACAGAGTGGAGCAAGAAAAACACATTGTGGATTATGCAAAAGAACTCATGGGAAGTTAAAGCGTAATAGTAACGCTATATTAAAGTAGAGGTGATGCAATGTTAAAAGCATGTAGTTATTGCGGACGAATACACGAAGGAGAATGTCCAAACAAACCAAAGAGAAACTACAAACAGGAACATAGCAATGCATCAGCGAGCAGAATAAAAGAACGCAAGTTCAGAAGTAGTAGTGAGTGGCAAGACTGTAGAGCAGAAGTATTAGATCGTGATAAGCATCTATGTAGATTGTGCTTGCATGAGGATAACTATATTAGTGTAGGCGAACGATTGGACGTGCATCATATTGAACCATTGCACAGTGCATGGAGAAAGAGGACTACACATAGTAATCTTATTACATTATGCAAGGCGCATCATTATAAAGCGGACCACGGAGAATATAAGGCGGAGTATCTCAAGAAAATAATTAGTACCCCCCCTACCATAAAGAAGTAATTTTGAAAAAAATCGGCAGACCGTACTGCTCACCACAATTTACACAATTTTCCCTAATGGGACATGCGTGCGTGAATATATATTTATTTATATAGCAAGTATTCTATAAAGTCATAGCACAGAGGAAAGGAGGTAGACATATGAGAAAAGCAGTATCAGCAAGGACTACAAAGAAACACTTAACAAAAGCGGAAAAAGAAAAACGTATGGCCGTTGAAAATGCATTTACAGATGATGCGGTGATTGAGCCTCCAAGCTATTTAACTAAGACACAGTTAGAGGCTTTCAACTTTATTGTTGATGCATTAAGGCAAGCCAAAGTATTAAGCCGTTTGGATACACAAACAATTATTCAAGCGTGCGTAGCAGTGGATATGCTGAACACATCAAATAAAAAAGTAGCAAGGAAACCAAGCCTTGCTATTGATAGAGAATTTGTAGGAACACAAGAAAAGTTGGTGCGTACATATTTGAAATTGTGCGATGAATTATGCCTATCACCTCAATCACGTGCGAAACTAGGTGTATTAGTTGCTAATCAAAAGGAAGAAGAAACAGATCCTTTACTAAATGTGCTGCAAGGAGGTGGGATGACTGGATAAGAAACATCCTGCTTATAAATACGCAATGGCGGTAGCAGAAGGTAAGGTAAACGCTCCAAAGTTTGTAAAATTACAGGTGAAAGAGTTCCTATCAATCGCAAATAACAAGGATAGTCGCTACAAAATAGATGAAAACAAGGTGCGAACCATTGGCGAATTGCTGAAATTATTGATTATGCCTAAAGGATTAAAGGCTAATACAACAGTGTATGATGCCATGGCTGGCTTTCAGTGGCTATTTATTATTGCGATTATGTGTACAGTTGAGCGTGATAATCCAGATAAAAGACGATATGAAAATGCAATATTGGAAATTTGTAGAAAGAACGGCAAAACATTTTTGATTGCTGTTCTTTTTATTTTGCTTTTCTTTATTGAACCTAAGTTTTCTAAGTTCTATTCAGTCGCTCCAGATGGTTCATTATCACGGGAAATAAAAACGGCTATTGAAGAAATATTGCGTAGTAGTCCTGCTATGCTTGGCAAGATGAACGGCAAGGAAAAGTTCAAAATGTTGCGTGATTATATTCATTGCAACATTACCGAGAACAGATACATACCTCTTAACTACTCAACAGGGCGGTTAGATGGTAAGTTGCCTAGTGTATTTCTAGTAGATGAAACAGGTGCATTGCCTAATACCTATGCTATTGAGGCCATGAGGTCAGGGCAGTTGACGATATTAAACAAGTTAGGGTTCATCATTTCAACTAAATACCCTACGCTAAACAATCCATTTGAAGA